GTACATCTGCACAATCATCTGCTTTTAATGCTAACATTGAATATGTTAGAATTATACCAGATGCTGATTGTCATATAGAATTTGGAGTAAATCCTACAGCAACTAATGCTAAAATATTTTTAGAATCTAAATCATCTGAATGTTTTAAAGTTTCGCCTGGCGAAAAAGTAGCTGTAATAGGATCAGTAAATTTATACGTAACAGAACTATCAGAATAGTATGGGAAAAGTCAGAGCTGTAGACTACGATAATGGAATAAAGACTAAATATATCCAAGAGTCAGATGGTAAACTAACTATTAATAATCAACAAAATGTAAATCCTTTGTTGAAAAGAAATAAAGATTTATACAATCATGATCAAGGATGGCTTTCTAAAGCAAAAGAAATGAAGCGTGTAGCTAGTGTTCCACCTCTTGTTCTACAGATCTGGGCTAAAGAATATAATGGAATCAACATATTCAGAATTAAAAACATCTATTGCTAATTGGTTAAATCGTAGTGATTTAACTTCAGAGATTAGTGATGATTTTATAAAACTATGTGAAGCAGACTTTAATGCTAAACTTAGAATAAGACAAATGGAACATCAAGATGATGTTACAATTAATGCTGAACAAGTAACAGTACCTACAGGATTTTTAGCTGTAAGATCATTTTATATAGATTCAAGTGTTAAATACCCTTTAGAATATATAACACCAGCTAATATGTTTGAAATCAAAGGAGGTTCTAGAACTGGTAGACCTAGAGCTTACACAATAGAGAGTGATAATGAAATTGAAAAATTTAGATTCGGTCCTGCACCTGATGTTAGTTATACTGGCAAGTTATCTTATTATAAAGCTATCGGAGCACTTAGTGATAGTAATACGACAAATTATATTTTAAGTAAACATCCAGCTATTTATTTATATGGTTCTTTATATCATGCTGCCAACTTTCTTGGTGGAATAGAACCTAATCAAGCACAACAATGGTTATCAATGTATGTTGCAGCTCTTGAAAGATGTGAAAACAATGACAGACAAGATACATATGGTAGTGCACCAGTTACACAAAGAACAGACGTACAAACAGACTTATCATTTTATAGGCAAAGATAATGCAGATACCTTTTGGAGAATGGTTACCTGATCAACCTGACCATGGAAAACAAGGAGCTAATGTAGCTACTAATGTATATTATGCTCTTAATTCTTATAAAAGATTTCCATCTTTAGTAGATTACTCATCTAATAATATTAGTGCAGATTCTAGAGGTGCAGGATCTTTTAGAGATAATGCAGGTAATGTATATAATTTTGTTGCTAAAAATACAGACATCTATCAATTAGATGGTGGTACATTTACATCAAGAAAAGGATCTTGTACTATTGATGGTACAGATACTGATTTTTTTACATTTACACAATTTGGTAATTATGTAATTGCTAGTAATGGTAAAAATCCACCAATGTATTATTTGATGGGTACATCAACTAACTTTGCAACTTTATCATCTATTGGAACAGGAGCTCCAACATTTAGAGTATCAGGAGTTATTAGGGATTTTTTAGTTACAGGTAATCAACCTACTAATCAAAACAGAATACAATGGTCAGGTATTAATGATATTACTACTTGGACAGCAGGAACAAAACAATCAGATTCACAAGATCTTCCAGGTTCAGGTGGCGAAATTGTACACATTACATCAGGAGAAATTGGTTATGTCTTTAGGCAAAATCAAATAATTCGAATGGATTATGTCGGAGGGGCTACAGTATTCCGACTATCAGTAATCTCACCTAATAGAGGTGCAGTATATGGCAGAACTGTAGCTCAAGATAATAGACGTGTATTTTTCTATGCAGATGATGGATTTTTTGAAGTCAATGGAGATACAGTACAAGCTATTGGAGCTGAAAAAGTAAATAGATTTTTTGATGTAGATTTAAACAAAGCATTTTCAGATAGAATTTGTGCAGCAGTAGATCCATTTAATCAATTAGCATTATGGTTGTACCCATCTTCAAATAATACTTCTAATACTACAGGAATATGCGACAGAATTATAATCTATAATTATGCAACTAAAAAATGGTCTTTAGCTAATGCAAGTGCAAGTACTATTTTTTCACAATTTGTGGGAGCTTATACAGTTGAATTAATGGATATTATATCTCAAAATTTAGAAGATATTAATATTGCATTAGATACAGATTTTTGGTCTGGTGGACAATTATTATTAGGTGCAATTGATGGTGATTACAAAGCAGCTATTTTTTCTGGTACAGGAAACGAAGGTGAAATAGAAACATCTGAAGTAGAATTATATCCAGGATTTAGAAGTAATATACAAAATATTAGACCTATAGTAGATGCAGAAGCTACAGTAATAATTAAAACTAGAGATAAACTAGCAGATAGTGTTACTGAATCAGCATCTGTTAGTATGAATACAAGTGGCATTAATCCTGTTAGACAATCAGGAAGATATGTTAAAGTTAATGTTAAAACACCTAGTGGAGTTAACTGGTCAGATGCACAAGGTATAGATTTAATCGCAACTAAAGGTGGTTTAAGATGACAGATAAAACAGATATTGATAACGTAAGATACAGTTTTGAAACACAAGAGTTTTTTCAAAGACAAATTGAAGAAGCTCTTAATTCACTTATTAATGAAAAGAACCAAGAAAATAATAAAACATTTGCTTGGTTTATAGGAGAATAAAATGGCAGGAACATATATAGGAAAATACGATACAACAGCAGCAAACAATACAGCTACAGGTACAAATACAGTATCAGTTGCTGAAGGTATGCTGCCATCAAATATTAATAACGCTTTTAGAAGTGTTATGGCAGACCTTAGACAATGGTATAATGATGGTCAATGGATTGAATATGGAGATGGTGCAGGAACTTATACTGCAACACGTACATCTGGTACAGCATTTACTATTAGTGGTACAAACGTTACTTCTGTTTATCATGCAAACAGAAGAATTAAACTTATAGATTCAGCTACTACATTATATGGAACTATATCAAGCTCATCATTTTCTTCAGACACAACAGTTAATGTTACTTGGGATTCTAGCAGTATTACTGCAGGATCTATAACTGCTGTTTATCTTGGTATACTTACAAATACAAATACATCAATACCTGGTAATGTTATTGGTGCAACACAATTAGCAGATGATGCAGTTACATCAGCAAAAATTTTAAATGGTAGTATTCTTAATGCTGATATTAATACTTCAGCAGCAATTGATGCTACTAAAATACATGATGGTACAATATCAAATACAGAATTTGGTTACTTAAATAATGTTTCATCTAATATTCAAACTCAATTAGATGCTAAACAAGCAACTATAACAGGATCTGCAAGTACTATTGATACAGAATCTTTAACAGCAGATAGAGCTGTTATATCAAATGGTTCTCAAAAAATTGCAGTATCAGATGTTACTTCAACAGAATTAGGATATTTAGATGGAGTTACATCAGCAGTACAAACACAATTAGATGCTAAATGTGTTAAAGCTAATAACTTAAATGATGTATCTTCAGCTTCTTCTGCAAGAACTAATTTAGGATTAGCAATTGGATCAGATGTCCAAGCATATGATGCACAATTAGCTGATGTTGCTGGATTAACACCAACTGATAGTAACTTTATAGTTGGAGATGGATCTAACTTTACAACAGAATCAGGAGCTACTGCTAGAACATCTTTAGGTTTAGGAAGTATTGCAACACAAGCATCTAGTAATGTAAGTATTACTGGTGGAGCTATATCTGGTATGTCTGCACCATCTGGTGCTACAGATGTAGCAATTAAAAGTTATGTAGATGATTTAGTTGCAGGTTTAAAAACTAGAATTATTTGTAGAGCTGCTACAACAGGAAATATAGATTTAGCAGCAGACTTACAAAATGGTGATACTTTAGATGGAGTTACTTTAGCTACTGGAAACAGAGTATTAGTTAAAGATCAAACTACTGGATCACAAAATGGAATTTACACAGTTGTTGCTAGTGGAACAGCTGCTAGAGATACAGACTTTGATGCTATTGGAGAACTTGCTGGACAATTAGTTGTTGTTCAAGAAGGTTCAGTAGAAGCAGATAGAATTTATTTATGTACTACTGATACAAGTGCTTCATTAGGATCTAGTACAATAACATTTTCAAGAGTAACACCATCATTTACTGGTACTGTAACAAGTGTTGGTATTGCAGATGGTGGATCTTCAGAATTTACAGTTGGAAGTACTCCTGTAACAACTTCAGGAAATATAACTTTAACTGTTAACGCAATAGATACAAGTAAAATAACAAATGGTGCATCCAAAGGGTTTGCAACCGCTATGGCAATAGCATTATAGGAGGATAAATGGCACAAGACTTTGAATCAGAAGGCGGTCAAATAACTAATTCAGCTACAACATTATTAACTGCTAATAGTGATGATGCTATTGTTGGATTAAGACTAGCTAACGTAACAGCAAATGCTGTAACTGTTAGTGTTTGGATAGCCGAAGGTGGTTCTACTAATAGATACCTTGTAAAAGATTTGAGCTTACCTGCAGCTAGTTCAGTTGAATTAGTTCAATCAGGAGCTAAAATTGTTATGCAGAATACAGATGTTCTTAAAGGACAATCTTCAGCTGCATCAAGTGTAGATGTTTGGATTAGTAGAGTTGACGCAATCAGTACATAAGGAGATTAAATGAGCGACTTAGCACATGAAATAGAATATATAGGTGATAAACCAGCTTCAGAAGCTATTTATCATCATGCTGGAACAATGGATAAAAACATGGTTATTGAAAATGCAGTTCTTGCAGGACCAGTAACTTTTACTAACACAATAACTGTAACAGGAGTATTAGTAGTAGTATGAGCAAAATAGAAGTAAATACAATTGAACCACAATGCGGTACTACTTTAACAGTAGGAGAATCTGGTGGCAGCGTTAGAACAGGTTCAAATAATTTACAAGCATCTGATGGTGGAAATTTAATAAGTCAATCTGGTACAACAATAACATTAGGTGCTTCAGGTGATACTATTCAATTAGCTTCAGGAGCTTCTCAAACAGGATTTGGTGCATCAGGTGCTGTTACTTGGGATACAACAGTTAAAACAGGAGATTTTACAGCTACAAGTGGTGAAGGTTATTTTGTAAATACAACAAGTGGAGAAGTTGAAGTAACACTTCCATCAGGTGCAGCTGGTGCTATTGTTGCTGTTCAAGATTATAATAATACATTTGATAGCAATTCAGCTATAGTTAATCCTGCAAGTGGAGAAAAAATTAATGGTGGTGCTGCTAATGGAAGTCTTGTTTTAGCTACAGAAGGTCAAGGAATTACTTTTGTATACATAGATGCAACAGTTGGTTGGAGATCAGTTCAAGATAATGTATACAAAACAACAGGTAATGATTATATAGTAGCAACTGGAGGAACTATAACTACTTCTGGAAACGACAAAATTCATACATTCACAGGACCAGGTACTTTTTGTGTAAGTGGTGTAGCAGTTTGTGCTGCAAACAACTTAATATCTTATGCAGT